ATCGAGCCCGTATCCGATACGGCGCAGCAAAACACCAGCCTGCCCACGCTGGATTGGAGCCTGACGGTACGGATCGCGGTGATCGTGCGCGGCACCGTGCCGGATCAGACCGCTGATCCGATCATCGAAAGCCTGCACAGCAAGATCATGGCGGATCTCACGCTGGGCGGTTATGCCATCGATGTGCAGCCTCAGTCAGTCAGTTTCGACATGATCGAAGCGGATCAGCCTGCTGGCGTGATTGGCTGTGAATATCTCGTGCGTTATCGCACCTCTGTCACCAATTTAACTATCAGCTGACCCGGCTACGATGGGATGAAAGATTCCATCCGGCCAAGCCATGCCGCTGCTTTCCCGCCGCCAGCTGCTGCTGGCCGAAATCGAAACCACTTACGGCGTTGACCCTACGCCTCTTGTTGGGTCCAACGCCATCCTGGTGCGCAATATTGAGGTAACGCCGCTTGAGGCTGAGACCGTTAGCCGTGAGCTGATTCGGCCTTACCTCGGCCAATCTGAGCAGTTGCTGGCGCAGACCCGCGTGCTGGTCAACTTTGAGGTAGAGCTGGCAGGTTCTGGCACCGCCGGCACTGCACCCGCCTATGGCCCGCTGCTGAAAGCGTGCTCGTTTACTGAGACCGTATCGGCCAGCACGAGCGTTACCTACACGCCCAACAGCAATACGGCGCCCGGCTCGGTCACGATCTACTTCAACAACGACGGCGTGCTGCACAAGGCAACCGGCTGCCGTGGCACGTTCTCGCTGAACTGCACCGTGGGTGAGATCCCCACGATTGCGTTTGAGTTCACCGGCATCTATAACGCGCCGACCGCATCGGCCATCAGCGCCCCCACCTACGCCAATCAAGCTGATCCGGTGGTGTTCAAGCAGGGCAATACCACGGGCTTCGAGGTGTTCAGCTATGCCGGCTGCCTGCAGAGCTTCACGATGGAACTAGCCAATGAGCTGGTCTACCGCGAGCTGGTGGGCTGCACCAAGGAAGTGATCATCACTAACCGGGCCCCCGCTGGTGAGGTAATGATTGAGGCCGTATCGGTCAGCGCTCACAACTTCTTCAACGATGCCACTGGCAACAGCACCGGCAACCTGACGTTTCAGCACGGTCAGGCACCCGGCAACATCGTCACATTTACCGCTGATCAGATCGATCTCGGCAATCCGTCCTACAGCGATGAGGATGGGATCCAGATGCTGACCCTGCCATACATTGCCACCCCGACCGATTCGGGCAATGATGAGATGGAGATTGTGTTTACCTGATCCGCGTGGCTTTTGTCCTTAAGCAGTCGGACTCCTACACCTGGCCGGTGAGCATTAAGCTCCCGGCCAATGGTGGCAAGCGGGAGCGGCAGACCTTTGATGCTGAGTTTAAGCGGCTACCCCAGAGCCGCATCAATGAAATCCAGCGTGAGGTGCAGCTGCGGGTCAACGCTGCTGAACGCGGTGAAGATTCCGGCGAGGGCATCAGCGATCAGAGCATTGCAGCTGAGATCCTCGTGGGATGGGATGGCATCGTCGACGGCGATGGTGAGCCCGTGCCCTTCAGCAATGCCGTGAAGGCGCAGCTGTTGGATGTGCCGATGATGGCTGGCTCACTGGTGGCTGCATACTTCGAATCGCTGGTGGAGCAAAAGCGAAAAAACTAATAGGGGCCGCTGAGCACTGGCTTGGTGGGATGGAGATCGATGAGACCGCAAAGGATGCGGCCATCTTCGGCATCGAGCCACCACCGAGCAAGGCGGCCGTCAATTACGAGGTGGAGCCTGACGCATGGGCTGCAGTGCGTGTGTTCCTCAAGGTGCAGACGCAATGGCGTACCGATTCAGGTACGTTGATCGGCCTTGACTACAGCGCCGTGCGTTGGGTGTTTGATCTACTGCAGATCGCTGATCCGGCTGAGGTGCTCAGTGACCTGCAGATCATTGAGGCTACAGTGGTGGGAGCGATCAACAAGCGCAAGGGCTGAGCATGGCGCTGGACATGACAACAGCTCTGACGATCAGGGCAAAGGTTGACGGTCTGGCCCAGATCGAGAATTTGGATCGTGCGCTTGGCAAAACCAATAAGGAAGCGGCAGGGCTATCCGGTACATTTGGCCGGCTGAAAGGTGCTACTGCTGGCATCGGCGGTGCGCTTGGTGCGTTGGTGCCAGCTGCTGGTATCGCTGGCCTGACAGCAATGGGCAAGCGTGCCATTGATGCAGCCGATAACCTCAACGATCTCAGCCAGCGCACAGGCGTTGCGGTGCCGATCCTGAGCAAGTTTGGCGCAGCAGCAGCGGATTCAGGTAGCAGCATTGATGAAGTCGCCAAGGCGATGGGGCGGCTATCGAAGGGCATTGTTGACCCCGCATCCAAAACCAATGAAGCCCTGAAGGCGATTGGCATCAGCTCAACGGATGCTCAGGGCAAGATTCGCGGCGTCGACGCGATCATGCTGGACCTGGCGGATAAGTTCGCCAAGATGCCAGACGGTGCGCAGAAGACTGCGCTAGCGATGGAGCTATTCGGCAAGTCGGGTATGAACCTGATCCCGATGCTGAATGGCGGCCGTGATGCTCTCAGCCAATACTCAGCGACCATCGATACCGAGATGGCGCAGGCTGCGGATAAGTTCAATGATGCGTTGAATGGCATCGCGCGATCTATTGCCGGGCCATTCAATGAAGCGGTCACAGCACTGCTGCCCTATCTGACGCAGGTAGCGCAGGCTATTGCCGGCTGGGCGCAATGGTTCTCTGGTCTACCGCAACCGGTGCAAAACCTTGTGGCTGGTATCGGCGCTCTGACCGCTGTCTTGGTTGTATTTGGCCCGGCCTTGGCGTCCATCGTCACAATCTTTACCGCGCTTGGCCCGTTGCTCACCGGCATCGGTGCGGCATTAGTTGGCATTCCGGCTTTGATCGCCGGATGGGCCGGCGCCATTGGCCCGCTAGTGGCCGGCCTTGGCACGTTGGGCCAGATCCTGATCGCCGTATTCAGCGGCCCTGCAGGCTGGGTGGCGCTTGCTGTTGCTGCTGGCGTGGCGATCTACGCATTCCGCGATCAGATCGGCCAGGCGTTCAAGGCGATTGGCGCGGTGCTGCAGCAGGCAGCGCAGGGCTTCAAGACGGTGTTTATCGATCCGGTCGTTAAAGGATTCCAGGCTGTTGTGCAGTTTGTGAACGTGAGCTTTGTGCAGCCGCTTAGCCAAGCAATCACCCAGTTGGTTCAGAGCATTGCCAACACGTTCAAGGCCGTTACGCAGGCGATCACGGCACCATTTCAAGCTGCGTTTAACTCTGTGCGTGGCATCGTCAATCAGATTCTCAACGGCATCGGCAGCGCTATTGGCAGCGTTGTGAACGCGATCAATGGCGTGATTCGTGGCGCCAACTCTGCGCTGGCCAGGCTGCGATTGCCACAGATCCCGCAATTGCCGATGCCTTCAATTCCACGCTTCGCTGAGGGTGGCGTGGTTAGTGGCCCGACCCTGGCCATGGTTGGTGAAGGCGGCGAGCCAGAGTACATCGTGCCCCAATCCAAGGCTGGTGCATTTGCCGCTAACTGGATGGCTGGTGTACGCGGTCCTGCTGCTATCCCGCGGTTTGCCGAGGGCGGCATGGTGGTGCCCACCAGTGCCAGCGTCAGTATCCAGACTGGCCCAGTCATGCAAATGAACGGCGCCAACTATGTCACCACGCAAGATCTAAGCTCTGCTGTCCAAGCTGGCGTCAATCAAACGCTGAGTCTGCTTGCAGGTGATAGCAGAGTGCGGCGTTCATTGGGGCTGGCGTAATGGCACAGTACGATCTGCTCTGTTTCCTTGAGTATTACGCTGATCGCAACAGCATCTATAGCGGCAGCAAGCGCACACCGACACGTCGCTGGCAGAACTTTTATCAAGTGCCGCAGGATATGTCGCTGATCGATAGCGATGTGCAGGGTGATTTTTTCTACATCCCATTCACCGCGTCTGGCTTCGCCTTGCGTGCCGCCAACAGCATTGGAAATTTATCGGTTGAGATCGCAGCCACTGGTGACGTGGTTGATCTGACCGATACTGCTATTGGCACCAATCGCCTAGTGATCGCATCGCTTTATCTCCAGGATGCAGGCATGGATGCGGTTGATCCTAGTAGCGCCCAACTGATCAGCCGTTACATTGGCGGCATCGATGGCGCACAGGTTGATGATGATTCCGTCTCGTGGACGGTCAGCCCAATGATCGATAAGACAAAGCCACAAGTGCCGACGCGCAAGGTGGCATCTGATCTGATTGGGAGGTTTACGGGACGATGAGCAGGATCATTGCAGCAGTGAAACTCAAGGTGCAATGCGCTGATGGCTGCACGCATGAAGGGGTCACCTTGGCGGTTGAAGATAATCGCCGCATCTATTTGGCTGCTAATGGCAGCGAGTTAGAAGGTGTTGAGTGCATTGATGAATGCGTTGCTGTGCTGCCGCCTATGGCGCTGGCCGCAGTGCTCGGCAGCTGCCAGGAGTGTGATCAATGAGTAGGCTTTCTCCCGCTGATGATGCGCAGCGGATGTCGCCATCCGTCAAGGCGCAAAGGCTACCCCCTTCTGTTGAGGCACAAAGGGTTTCGCCTTCTGTCAAGGCGCAAAGGTTGGCACCTTCTGTCAAGGCACGTTTGCGGCAGATTCAACCAGTCGTCAACACCACACAAGACACATGCGGCTTCCCTGCACCAAAGGCTGCGCCCAATCAATCCAGCACAAATAAGGATCGTTCGCCTGGTAACCGGAAAACGCCCGCGGCTGATCTCGGTGCCGATCAGCGCATCGCGACTGCCGGCGAGACTGTACCGATCTTGTTTGGCAAGCGCGTCAGCAATAGCGGCGGCGTTTGGATTCAACCATCCCTAGTCAAGGCAGGATCCTATTTCTTCAAAGGCAGCTTTCTATTCCCAGTAAGTCAGGGTGAGATTGTCAGCAGCCCAGTGAAGCACCGCACATGGGTTGGCCTGCGATGCATGGCATTTCTAGAGGATCAGACGATTACGATTAGCAATATCTACAACAGCGCCGCCACGCTTGCAGGATCGCCTGGCACGTGCCCGGTACTTGGCGCAGGGATGTATTGCGGGACTGATACCTATTCTTTCCTTGCTGAATCCATCCCGCCTACCGGCACGTGGACGAATCGCTCCGACTATCGAGCCACCAGTTATTGGGCTTACAGGCAGATTGCCAGAGGGACTGGCGATACGACAAACATCGGATATCTTGGCACGGTTGAGTTTTTTGATAATGTCACAGGTGCAGATCTGACGAGCGCATGGTTTGCTGCCCTTGGCTTTCCGTCTAGCACACAATTTGGCTTTAATTATTCGCTGGATTACGTGGCCGGGACGGCGCCTCCAACCGCTGGCGGTGTTGGCATTGTGCAGGATCTGATTGATGGCACAGGAGGTTTTGGATATCTATCTCCTAATCCGGCTTTCCATACCAGCATTGGATCATCTGGAAGCATTACAGAAGTTTGGAACATGGTCGGGATTACAAACCCGCTAGATCCAGCTTTTCCCGCTACAACCGGGACTCTTACCGCCATTCAATATGAATATGTCATTAGCAAATATGCCAACCCATCCAGCACCCCAACCGCTGATAACTCATCCTACGCAGACATCACCTTCCTGAAAGTCGTTGGCGACATCTACGACCCACCGGAGGCTGGATCTTATCCAACCACTACGCGGCAGATTTCGATCTATTACGAGCAAGGCATCCGGGTGGCGCTCTACAGCGTGGATGCAGCAGGTAGCACGCAAGGCGCCAGCAATCAGCTGGTGGACTTGGCGATGTACCTGTTCACCAGCTTCAAGCGGCAGACGGCTGGCACAACGCCTGATGTATCGCGGCCGATCCTCACCACGAACATGCCATCACTGGCGACGTTCTGCAATAACTACAGCCTGCAGTTCAACGGCATCATCTCTGAGTCAGTCAACATCATCGAGCTGATCAGCGAGACGGCGCCGTTCTTCTTGCTGTCCTTCATCTCCACTGGCGGGCAATATCGCTTTGCTCCTGTGTTGCCCCTAAACGGCAGCCAGCAGATCAGCACTGCAACGCTATCGCCATTCGCTACGTTCACAGAGGATGAGATCCTGCCTGGCAGCTACAGCAAGACCTATGTGAGCGCAGCCGAGAAGTCCGATGTGAATGTCGCTGTCCTATTCCGCAAGAATGCCCCTGACGCCATCGGCACACAGCAGAGCGTGCAGGTGCGCTACAGCGGCGTGAGCCTTGATGCCCCGGTTGAGCAGTTTGATATGTCGGATTTCTGCTCAAACCGCAATCACGCGATCATCTACGCGAAGCACTTTCTAGCGCGGCGGCGTTACTCGGTGCATTCGATTGAGTTCGAGACCGCGCTCGATACCTCCGGCTTGATTCCCACCAATATCATCCGCGTGCAAAAGCAACGGATCAGCAGCGCTGGCGACAATCGCACCGAAACTGAGTATTACCAGATCACTGCCATCGATCACAACACTGACGGCACCACCAGCATCGAAGCCGCACAGTTCCCGGTGCATGGCAGCACCGTGCCTACGATTAGCAATGAAGTGCTCAATGGCACGTTTACGGTCGTCTGATGGCAACTTTTCCCTCGCTGGCGCCGCGCAGAAGATCGCTCAGCATGGGCGACATACCGCAGCAGGTGTACAAAGGCACCAGCGGTGGCGAAGTGCGCTTCAAGCAAGGTTCTGCCTATGTCGCGCAACGCTTGAGCCTTGGCTACGAATATCTGACCGAATCCGAAGCACAGCAAATCCTCGATCACTATGCGGGACAGGAGGGCAGCCTGATCCCATTCGATCTATCGGCTGAAGTATGGGGCGGCTACACCACCCCGCCAGTCAGCTCAGCCAGTTACAAGTGGCGGTATACCGGTGCTTTTGATGTGAGCATCGCATCGCCCCGGCGATACAGCCTCACACTTGAACTAGAAACGGTGCCGATCTAGCCATGGCGTTCCCTGCTCTGATCCCATCAGCTCGCACCTATGTGCCAGGCAATGTGCCGCAAGTGCAGCAGGTTGCACTGTCTGGCAGCACTGTTGCCTACCGACAAGGCAATCGCCGTGTGGAGCAAACGCTGCAGCTGGCTTTCAACAACATCAGCGAGGCTGATCTAGACCTGATCAAGGCGCATTACGTTGCGCAGGATGGCACCTACGGCATCTTTTTCCTATCGGGGGAAGTCTGGAATGGATATGACTCGCCACCTGTTCCGATTATCGCCGACTATGCATGGCGCTATGCATCGCCGCCAGTCATCACAGATGGATCGTGCGACCTATGGAGTGTTGAGGTTGAGCTCACCACCTATGCCATCGACTTAGGAGACGTGATCTTCAATGCCGCAGATTCGGCTAGTGCCCCTGCGCGAGAGTATATTTTGAATGCTGGTGGCGCTGCCGCCACGCCTGCTCGTATCCTGATTGTTAACGGCGGCGCATCGGCATGACTACTACGATTCTTGCGTTCCAGCAGCAGCGCCGTGACACGGCAGCCAACTGGACATTCAACAATCCAACCCTGCTGGCCGGTGAGCTTGCCTACGAAAGCGACACCGGCAAGTGGAAGATTGGCACAGGGTCCACGGCCTGGACTGCGCTCAGCTACACGCCTTGGAGTCTGGTCCCAGCATTCCCCATCACGGATGTATCGATTGCTAGCAATGCTGAAATCGCCGTAAGCAAGCTGGCCGATGGCGCCGCCCGGCAACTGCTGCAGACCGATGCCGCTGGTACGGGCGTTGAATGGGCCAGCAATATCGACGTGCCTGGCACGTTCGATGTGACTGGTGCTGCGACGTTTGACAACAACGTCATCATTCAGGGTGATCTGACGGTCAACGGCACTGAGACGATCATCAACACTCAGACGCTGGACGTTGAAGATAAAAACATTGTCATCGGCAAGGTCACCACGCCCACCGACATAACCGCCGACGGTGGCGGCATCACCCTGAAGGGCGCCACCGATAAAACGATCAGCTGGATCGATGCCACCGATGCGTGGACATTCAGCGAGCACCTCAACATCGCCAGCGCCAAGGAATACCGCATCGCTGGCACCAAGGTTTTGGATGCCACCAGCCTCGGCAGTGCCGTGGTGAGCAGTAGCCTCACCAGCGTTGGCACCATTGGCACCGGCATCTGGAATGGCACCACCATCGCCACCGGCTACGGCGGCACAGGCCAGACCACCTATACCGATGGTCAGCTGCTGATCGGCAACAGCACCGGCAACACGCTGAGCAAATCAACGCTGACGGCTGGATCAGGCATCACGATTAGCAACGGCAGCGGCACCATCACGATCAGTGCGACTGGCAGCGGCGGCACCGTTACAGCAGTTACTGGCACCAGCCCGATTGCTAGCAGTGGTGGAACCACTCCTGACATCAGCATTCAAGATGGCACCACCAGCCAAAAGGGTGCGGTGCAGCTTGAGGATTCCACCAGCAGCACAAGCACCACTAAGGCGGCGACGCCTGCATCGGTCAAGGCGGCGTATGACCTAGCTGATGCGGCAATACCTAAAGCGGGTGGCACGTTTACCGGCAACGTAACGCTTAATGCGCAAAGTGATCTGCGTTTTGCCGATAGCGATAGCAGCAACTGGGTTGCCTTTCAGTCTCCGGCCACCGTCGCATCCAACGTCACTTGGACACTGCCCGCAACAGACGGGACCACCGGGCAGGCGCTTACTACCAACGGTTCTGGCACGTTGAGTTGGAGCAGTGTTGGCAGCGGCGACGTAACGCTGACCGGCACGCAAACCCTCACCAACAAGACCCTCACCGATCCGGCGATCATCGGCACGATCCTTGAGGACGTGTTTACCATCACCGATGGCGCAGCGTTTGAGATTGACCCCGGCAATGGCAGCGTCCAACTCATCATGCTTGGTGCAGCCCGCACACCTAAGGCGACTAACTTTGCAGCAGGTGAGTCGATCACTCTGATGGTGAATGACGGCAGCGCCTATACGCTCACTTGGACCGATAGCACATGGGGCAGTGGTGGCGTTACGTGGGTTGGCGGTAATGCGCCTACGCTGGCAACCAGCGGATACACCGTCATCCAGTTCTGGAAAGTCGGCACCAACGTATATGGCGCTTATGTGGGGAATGTGGCATGAGGCATCCACATGGCCTTAGGGCTGCAGCTGGTAATCAAGGCCTTGTGTTACCTGCTATTGGTGACGCATTTGAAGGCGGATTCTACGCCGGTCTAATCAGTCACACCGCTAACAGCGTTGCAACTCATGCCCTGATTGTGGCGCCGCGTTCTACCGGCGCCACAGGCACCGGTTACACGCTAACTACAAACAAGCAGTGGAAAACCAGCAACACTACCACTGCTGGTACAACCAGCACATTTAATGGAGCAGCCAATACTGCCAATATGAGTGGTGGCGCCCACCCTGCCGCAGATTTTTGCACGGGGCTTTCGATTGGCGGATACAGCGATTGGTATTTTCCGGCGCGTTACGAGCTGGACATTGCTTACTACAATCTCAAGCCCACTACTGCTATCAACACAACAGGTTTTGGCATTAATCCATATTCGGTGCCTGAGCGTACATCCAATTATTCAGGCGGTATTCCAGCGCGCACATCCATTGCAGCCTTCCAGAGCGGCGGTTCACAAGCGTTTGTTGATAGCTATCACTGGTCTTCTACGGAGTTTGACAGTGATCAAGCTTGGGGATTTGACTTTTCTACTGGCGATCAAAGCGAGTCTGTTTTTTTTCAGTTTGATGAGAAGACCGACAGCATTCCGGTTCGCGCTTTCCGCAAAATAGCGCTTTAACCTATTTTTCTACCCGACAGACCCATGTACGTCTTCGCCCCCAACCAGACCGTCGAGATCTATCCTTACTTAATCGGCGATCTGCGACGCGACAACCCCAATACCAGCTTTCCCCATAATCCAAGCGATGCGTTACTAGCAAGTTGGAACGTGTTCCCTGTAACCGACAAGCCTGCGCCTGACCACAACCCAGCAACGCAAAATCTCAATCAAGTAGATCCCACGCTGATCGACGGCCAGTGGGTAATGACCTGGGCAGTAACACCTGCAACCCCTCAGCAGATCGCAGAGCGCACCAGTGCTAAAGAATCTGAGGTGCGTCAACAGCGCAACAAGCGCCTTGCTGATTGCGATTGGACGCAACTGGCAGACTCACCGCTAGACCCTGATGGCAAAGGCGCGTGGCAGTTGTACCGCGAAACCCTGCGCATGGTGCCGCAACAATCCGGATTCCCTTGGAATGTGCAGTGGCCGCCCGTCCCCGGTACTAACTGATGGCAGTAAAAGCCAAAACCGGCACCGCTCGGATCGATCATCAGCCAGGGCCCCCCAAGACCACACGGCAGGGCTACGGCCAGCGCAGCCGTCCTCGGCGTCGCGGTAAGAAACCCTTACGCGGGCAGGGTCGGTAAGCTGGACTGATGAGATGACCGCATCCGATGCCCGCGCCAGATGATGTATCGCATGGGGACATTTACCACAAGCTTGGATCCCTAGAGGGCAAGGTCGAGGCATTGCTGATCAGCATCGGTGAACGCCGCGACGACATCAACAACGTCTTCAGCCGGTTGCGGCAGGTGGAGCACCGCCTGGCTTGGGGCATGGGTGCAGCCGTAATCATCAGCCTGCTAATGCCTCACGTGATCGGTGCCATGGAGCCCCGCATCCACATCGGGGCCCCAACTCAACACCAGCGCTAGCCTGAGGGAAACGCTGCGGACTGATGGACCGGATCGCTGATTATGTCGCGCTGGCGGTGGCGATCCACGGCCTAGCGCTGGTGATCGTCAATCTGACGCCAACTCCCAAGGACAACGCAGCACTGAGCAATGCCGCCCGTGTGGCCGTGCGGGCGTACCGCGTGATTGAAATTCTGGCCGGTGTTGTCTCGCCCCGCGTTAAGCGATGAGTAACGACGCGCCAATCACCCTGCAGCAGCTCTTCAAGTATTACAAGGGCCAGCCGCATCAAAGCGCCGCGATTCAGCAGCTCGAAGCCGATCTCTCCGCCAACGGCTACGCCGCCGCGATGCGCAGGGATCGCGAGTGGTTTCAAACCTGGAGCCAAGACGGCAAGCAAACCGATCTCGCCGGCGCCATCAAACTGATTAAGGAGTTTGAGGGCTGTCACCTCAGCGCCTACCCCGATCCGCTCAGCGGTGGCGAGCCGTGGACCATCGGCTATGGCACCACGCGCTACAGCAATGGCACGCCCGTCAAACGCGGCGACATGATCAACGTGATCGAGGCCGACATGCTGTTGCGCCTTGAGATCGACCGCATCACTGACAAACTGCGCACCACCGTGCCGCATTGGAATGTGATGGATGACGATCAGCGTTCTGCGCTGGTGAGCTTCGCCTACAACCTCGGTGCTGGCTTCTACGGGTCCGCTGGATTCGAGACCATCAGCCAATACCTGCGTGAGCGCAACTGGGCAGCAGTGCCTGCAGCGCTTGAGTTGTACAGAAACCCTGGCACCAATGTTGAGGCTGGCCTGCTCAGGCGCCGGCGCGCTGAGGGCAAGCTATGGGGGCAGCATCAGGCCGCGGCCGAACCCGAGACTGCCAAACTGCGCCCTGGCAGCCCGTTCACGGCCAGGATCACGCCGCACATCAGGTTGGGCGAGTTCGCGCTGGATCAGGAGGCCAGGCGGTTCACTGCGCAGCATCAGATCGACACCGCAGCCGAGCTGGCGGCATTCTTGGAGCGGGTCCGCGTGCAGTTTGGCGGACGGCCAATCGTGATCACATCCGGCTATCGGCCTGAGGCGATCAACCGGCAGGCAGGTGGTGCCAGCAGCAGCGAGCACCTCTACAAGCCCGGATGCGGTGCGGTCGATTTCTACATCGATGGCGCCGATATATACGCGGTGCAGAACTGGTGCGACAAAGCGTGGCCGCACTCGCTGGGCTATGGCGCATATAAAGGATTCGTGCATGTGGGCATCCGTCAAGGCCGGCCTAAAGTCCGCTGGGATTATTGAGCGCCTGTGCTGGTTCCTGATCACGAGATCCGTCGGCTGTGCAAACAGCACGCCATGGTGATGCCGTTTGACGAAGATCTGCTGAACCCCGCCAGCTACGACGTGACGCTGGGCAGCCGGATCATGATCGAGGTGCCAGAGACGCCTGAGCTGCAGGTGGTGGATATCCTCGGCCACACCGCAGAGGATCCGTATCTGATCCAGCCGGGTGAGTTCTTCCTGGCGGAGACGCGCGAGATCTTCAACCTGCCGAATCACGTCGGCGCTCAGTTCGTGCTGAAGTCAAGCCGCGCACGCGAGGGCTGGGATCACGCTGAGGCTGGTTGGTGTGATCCGGGATGGTATGGCAGCAGGCTCACGATGGAGATCTGCAATCAGCGCCGCCTGCATCCTCTTGGCATCTGGCCCGGCATGAAGTTTGGCCAGATGAAGTTCATCCTCGTGAGCGGCACTGTGGAGCGCAGTTACGCGGAATCTGGAAGATATAACGCAGACCTTGGCGTGACCGCATCCAAGGGCTAGCGTTCAATCGGAAAGTGAAGGCTTCAGGCGTCGGCTTAAGCAACCGGCGCCTTTTTCATGGGATGCGCCAACGGTGCCATTCGCAGCCGGTGGATAATGCCAGGCGCCTCGGCAGGATCATCAAGCGGCACCATCGTGTAGTCGTCGCAGCCGTGGCGTTCGGCCCAGTATTGGGCGCCTTGGTGCGTGTCGAATGGCCCGACGTGCCACGGGCCGATGCGGAGGATGTAGGTCATGGGTAGATGGTGCAGGCGGCAAGCCCGGCCGATCAGGCCATCATGGCCTCAATTTCAAAAGCCAGATCAGGGTTGCGGTTGCAGGCTTCGTCGATGCAAGCCTCAAAGCAAGCGTTGAACACTTCCTCAGCGATCAGCTGGCGGATCAGCTCGAGAAGGTCGGCGGTTGCGAGGGTGGTGAGCTTGGCGGTGAAGGTGGCGAGCATCGGTCCGGTGCGTTGATGTGTGAACTATACACTCCCGGCGGTGCAGCCTGCGGGTGAGTCACAATCCGTCGCAAGCCCAATCCTGTTCTCCTCGCTACCGTATGCCAAGCGGCGGCCAGCCCATGCGGGCGTTCTACCTAGAGATCTCCGCCAAGCTGATCATCCGATCCGATTCCGAACCCGACGACCTGCCAGCTGACATCTACAGCCACCTGGCCGAGTTCATCCCCTCCGATGACGACATCATTGACATCGAGGTGAACTGCGTTCCCCTGCCGCCGGACCTTGGAACGTCACCACATTGATGAGACGCGACTGGTCACACGGCGATCAGCTCGCGATCAGATCCTTTTGGCCTGGAACTACCGCTGCGCCTATTGCGGCGATCAGCTGGGCCGCAGCCCAACGCTCGATCACATCATCCCAAAAGCGCACGGCGGGCTCACAGTGCGCAGCAATATGGTTGCCTGCTGCTGGGCGTGCAACAGCTCCAAGGGGCACAAGCCATGGGTTGACTGGTATCGCGCTCAGCCGTTCTGGTCTGCCCTGGGCGAATGGGCCGTGGCGCGATGGATAGCAGGAGAGGGCTAAGCTTTCCCTCTAGACCTTTTTCGAGGATCTAGGCGGTCCCGTAGCGGCCGGCTGCGGGCAACAGGTGGACACCGCGTGAGGACCCACCACCGGCCAACCCAATCACGGCAGAATCCTGCTGCACACCCATAGGGCGATGAAGCACGTCGCCCAGTATTCGACGATCAGGATCAGCACGTCGCGCAGCATCAGCGGGCCAGCAGATGATCGAGATACAGCTCGGCCTGCCATAGATCGGAGCTATAGCGGCAGGTGCCACCAACGCAGCTGCGGTAATACACCTCGCCGTGTACCGGCATCAGCGTCTCGATGTAGCCGCCGTCGCGATCACTCCGGCTGATGACTTCCGGGCCGAACATACAGCTCACACCTGGCCGCATAACGGCCGCCGCTTCTCTTTGATTCTGGCAACTCAAACGCGCAGCGCTGCCGTCTCATGTCCCATTGCTGGCAATCCCAGCACATCGGCGGTTCACCTGCCGGGCGTAGCTTGCGGCGTGCAGCTTGATAAATGTGCTGCGCTTTCAGCAATGCTGCCTGCAGTTGAATGGTGCCCGTATCCATCTCGAGCTGATGCTCTGGCTTGGGGCCAAGCACCACGCGAGCGTGCCAGGTGCGATCAGATCGACTGCACAGCAGCAACAATCGGCCACCGTGCAGGCTGATCATTCGAGCTCGCCTGCTGCTGGCTGGTGGTAGATCCGCTCGAGCAACATGCTGGCCGGCTCGTCCGGGCCATCGGTCACATAGGCGGCTACCGGATCAGTGCCATCTGATGCAACGAACACGCAGGGGTAGCCATAGGGCTTCACCACCACGAGCCCTGTATTGCGGCTGCGCGTGAGGATGCGCAGCGCAAAGCGCTCGATCAGATTCAAGCCTGGCAGTCGACGCGTCATCCTTCCAGTTTGGCGATAAGACGCTCGATATACCACCGGCACTTGCGGGCATCCTCTAGCGCGTTGCCTTTGCACCAAAGCCGCAGCAGATACTTCAACGCCTGGCCCTGCAGGTAAGCAGGCACCATATGCGGCGCATCGCTGATGGCGGCTTCGATCACATCGATGGCCTCCACAGGGCCGCGGCGATAGTGGGATGGGTTGATCGGGTCGCTCATGCCGCCACCTGCTGCTCTGCGTTCTTCCATCGCTTGCGGTTCACGATGTCGCACACGTGCGCCACACTGATGCCATAGGTGATCGAGATGCTCAGCATGGTCTCGCCACCAGCGTGCAGCTGACGGATCTCAACCGCGTTCTGTGGCGTCAGTACGGCAGTGCCTGGGATGTGGCCGGCCTTGAAGGTGCTCATGCCCACTTCTCCCCCAGCAGCTGCGCACGGCAGACTGCGATCGCTGCACGAGCGGCTGGCTCAGTCATCACCGATTGTGTGCCATCGATGCCGTGCATGACAAGCGCCACCAGCTCGGGGTAACTGGTGTCGCGAAAGTTGGCGGCCAGATCGCGGCAGAACTCCTCCCATAGCCCGGTGTAGGTGCTGCGTAGCGGATGGCCATACGGCAGCTGATCGCGGCCGCTGCGCTTGTAGAGCGCGTCCATCATGTCGGCGCGTTGTTGATCCAGGAATGAGGCCGAGGTCATTGTTCAAGTAATCGGCGGACGTGTTTGAGTTCAGCGCACAGCAGCTCGGTGCGTGGCACGGTGCGCAGCTCGTCGATCCTGAAATCGATCAGATGCTGCAGGCGCTCACGCTCATCCTGCCTGCCCTGCTGGTACGCGCCAGAGTCTGTGATCAACTGATTGATGCGGTCGCGGATGGTGCTCACGCCACCTCCACCGTGGCGCCAGGCCAGCGGTTGCGCGCGTATTTAGCGGCGGCCGTCTTGGATTCGGCGCGTGTGTACCACTTCAGCGGTTGCGCACCACGCGGGCAGACCAGCACCGTGAAATCCTTCACGCGGGCATTGTGGCGTGGCCGGCTGACGCCTTCGCCATAGCAGCCAGTCTCGTGTTCTTCAGTGCGCCAGTGCAGTAGTGCGCCTTTGATTTCAGCCATTGATGGGTTCCTGTTCAGAATTGAGCCATTCAATCTGCGACCACCATTCCAGCCAAGTGTCAGCAGCGATCAGCTTGGCCTCGGTGAGGCTATGGGCCTGCACGCACTCGAATACGTTGGCGGCCTTGATGGTGAAATAAAAGCGGCGTTCAGTCATCGAGTTGCTCCAGTGCGCGGCGGATCAAGTCGGAATCTCCGCCAGATGTTTCAAACGATGCGGCGTAGGATTCAAAATGAAT